TCTTACTTTATCTCTTTGTAATAAAGGCAAAGTTCTTATATGGTGCTGTGCTTGAGGGAAAAAATATAAATGAGGGGTTTCTAAAGCACCTCTTTTAGCAGCCCCTAACATTTGGCGTATAATTGCCCAACCAGCTATTCTTGAGCCTGGACCTTTATATGCTTTTGTCCACCTACACCCATGTGTTGATAAATTTGCACCGATAGAAGTACCGTCTTGAACAGCATAAATAGAAGTATCAGCAGGGCCAGGGATAGTTCTTAGGCCATATTCAGTTAACATAGAATTATCCATTAACAAAACTCTTTCTGCTATTTCTTGTGATGTTGCCATATCCCCTTCATTTGCATTTCCATTCCAACCATAAATTTCATTGCAGATTATCACAGAACCTTTTGGAATATAAGGAATATTTTCTTCTGGCAACACATCTGGTTGTTCACCATTTGTTTCAAAACCATAAGTAACTGCCCAAGGACGGGAAGAACCCCAGTCAAAACTTCTGATTAATTTCCAAGACTTAGGAGGTTGAAAGGTGTTTATTACATGAATTTTATGATCCCATACATCAGTAAAAAATCCACCCATTAACAAATCCCAAGAACCCTCAATCCATGCTTTTCTAAGCATTTCATTATCTTGAGTCAAAGCTGAAATTTTAGCCATGTACAAAGGATCTGCTTCCATTAATGATTTATTTTCAGAAGTGAAACTTTGTACCCGTGTTCTTTGTACTATTTTTCTTTCTTGTATCATTTTCCCATTTTTATCTGGGTATTCAAAATTAATTTCTTCGTTATATATTTTTCCAGCAGGGGCTACATCAATAAATCTTTGTTTAACCCACGAATTGCCAGAAATCCAAACAGTTCCCTTTTGTCGCAGTATAAATGAATTAGTATTTTTTACACCTATACAACATACTTGACCATCAAAAGGAATTAATTCAACATCACTATGATCAAACTGTGAACGATTTGAATATCTTCCCATTCCAGTTTGAATTATTGAACACCCTAAATCTGTTGTTTTAAAATAAACAGTATATGATAAACCTTTTCTATTTTCCCTTTGACGAAAACTTGTATAAACACAATAACCAAGTTTTAAAGCTATTTCAGACACATCATCAGATAATTGTTTTGAAGTTGTGTAATATTCACCTGATAATGCGCCATTGTCAGGTTCATTATTAGTCCAATGCCCATCCCCCTTCATTAAAGCATTGAATAATATTCTCAAAATTTCAGGTTTGGCTTTTTTTAATTGTGTAGGGATAAATTTATCCCTACACTTCCCAAATCGCCTGAAATAATTCCAATGATCAGGCGCACACAATAAAACACCAATTTTAGACCAGCTTTGAACAAAGCCACATTTATCCAAAAGGAACTTAATTGCTTTTCTATATTGTGGTTTTGTTTGTGATATACCTACCGTCTTATCTCTATCAACAACATAACCTTCAGATATAAACCATCCCATAAATTCCGCAAAATGTTCTATGGACAAATATGACGGTTGTTTAAGCTTTCTTTTTCTTGTGGGGTATATCTTTGGTTTAAATCCAGGAAGATCTTCACCCTCCCATTTTACAGACCTTAAAATATACGCTTGGTTTGGAAGTTCATTAAAAGGCAATAAAGTAAAAGCACTGCCACGTGTTTTTGAAGTTCCTCCTAATTTAGGCATCCTATGTTCAGGAGTACAATCCAGATTTAATCCTCGTTTTCTTACAGATACCATTTCACCAGTATACTTCATCTGGTGAAATTGCTCCACTTTGCTAAGTTTTAATTGTCCGTTTTTATCTACAGTAAACACTGGATCATTTAATTTACATTCCCAAATATCCTTCCATCCAGTGGGAGTTAACACTTCCCCGTAAGGGACACAATGTCCAGGACCAAGAACGGTTACAAGACATTAATTTTAAATATAATGAAGGAGTGGGCCAGTTAGTGAGTTCTTCAAATCCAAAATATTGTATTTGTTGTCCATGGAACCTATAATAATCATCATCAGTTCTGGCATATGTTAACCAAAGAACTTCACCATCAGGAAAAGTCCATGTTTTTGTGGTTCCATTATATTTTGCAAGAGGGAATATTCTTGGTATCCATTTTTTTGTTTTTGCAATAACATCCCCAAGCTCTGTTGTAGCTTGTCTTAAAATTACACCTTTATAATCTGCACCATGTCCTTTTCCTACTTCTTGTGCAAAATCCATTATAAGACTATCCGTATTATGTGTAACTATAAAATCTTCAATAATGTATGTATGGTCAGGACTATTAACAGCAATGCAAATCATATCTGATTTCTTATTTAATTTTTCAACCTTTACAATAGAAACATATTTAGAAGCGTTTGTGGTTTTCTTTTTAAGGGCATTTTTAACCTTCTGAGGGTCTTTTGCTAAAACCATGGGTGTATTTATGTAAACTCTGTAAACAAGCCCTGACGTGTAAGTTTTGCCCCTTATTTCAATCTTTCTATTAACTCTCTTATCTTTGCCTATTTTGCATCTAATTCCAAGGGATCTTGCTACATATGCAAAATCATTTACAAGTTGTTTGCTTGCACTTGTAAATTCTGAATATCCTGTACAAGAAATACATCCGTCTGTATCCATTAATCCTGAAAGTAAATCAAGTCTTTGTTGAATACTCCCATGTTTATAAATCTCAGGTATAAATTTATCATGACATTTAACATTTATTTTTAAATATTCAAGAGCTTCTGTTAATCTATTTCTTCTGCCATGTTTATCTCGTTTAGGAACATTAGGAAATGATATTCCGCCCCTACCAATATCAACAATAGTATAATTATTTTGAGTAGATTTATCATATGAAAATTCAAACTCAGAAAATTCTTCTTTAAACATATCAAGAATGAATTTGTTTGAAGTTGCAATCTTTGGGGTTCTTGTTGTTAAAGTACCTTCAGAAATTAAACATCCAAGAAAATAAGGTTTAATTGGCAATACTTTTTCTTTCCAATGTAAAGGCTCACAATTAGGTATCCTGTATTTATAACATTTTGATCTGCCTTGTCCGGTAGTAATACCTTTTTCATACATTTCTATTGTAGAAACAACTTTGTCTTTTAATATCTTATCTTTTACAAGCCAAAGATGTTCATCGCCAGAAATAACCTCTCTACCATCTTGCAATGTAAGTTTATATTCAGTTTTTTTGCCTTGTGGGAAAACACCAGTCACAGGATATAGTTTAGCATCTTGCCCATAAACCATATCACTAATAGAAAGGGAGTCAATTCTACGCCAACCTGTATCAGTTGCCACGTAACTACTTGATTTTACACACTTTCCACCGCCTCTCGGACCTTCTAATAAACATTCCCAAACAGGACAAGATAAAAACTTTTGTTGGCTCCCAGGCCAGGGACTCCATATTATGTTAGGCTTTCTTGCCATGGAGTACCTCTTTCTTTTGGGCGTGTGCTATGCCTTGTTCGTACCAAAGTTTTTCTGTAATCCTTACTGTGCCTTTGCAATTCTGGCAAATGTAAAGATTATTAAATTGTCGGTCAGAATTTAATTTAAACTCATGAAAAGAACAAGAATTTAACTTCTTTTTGTTTTCTTGTATTTCTTCCCATATTTTTTGCATTTCTGGCTTTGCAATACCACTTAATTTTGATAGTTTTTCTAATCCATTCATTACATATCTCCCAAATCAGACATAGACAAAACACCACTGTAATCATTTATTCTTGGGATATCTTTTTCAATAAGTGATTTTCCTTTTACATATTTTTTTATGCCACTCATATTAAAATATTTTTTTATGTGTTCTTGTTTTTTGATAGGATCATCATAAATTTTTCGTAAAGCAATATGGGCAGGATTTAATAGTTCAAGCAATTTCTTTTTGCTGAATTTACTATATGCTTTTTTAACTCCTTTACTATTTTTCTTACGTTGTATTTCTATTTCTTTTTTGGTTAAGCTTGCCCAATACTTCTTTTTATTTTCAGATTGTTTTCTTTTGTGTTCTGCCCTTTGTTCTGGGGTAGCAGTTGCATAATAATGTTTTATTGCTAAAACTCTTTTATCTAATTTTTTACACTCAATACCTCTTTCATTTTTAATACAAATAATCAACATTTCAGGAATCAACATCTATCACCTCATTTTCCCATTCTTCAATTGTAACTTTGTCAGGGATTACTAATACTCCATGAATGTTCGTGTTTATGTTCTTTTGTTCTATTTTATCCGAATACCCTAATTTATTCATTGTCAAATATTTGTACAAAGGGGTGTTAAAATTTCTCTCGTTTAAATTATCTTTTCCTTGCCGAATCCACCAAGCTTCATGCATTGCTTTTCCAACTTCATATGCAGTATTAAATGAATCATATTTTTCAACCCATTGTTGCAATGTTTGTGTACTTATTCCAAATTCAGATGCAATTTCAACTTCACTTGCTCCATGTCTGCTTAAATTAATAAAATCAATAGGGTGTGTTGCAGGATTAAATACTGATGTTTTTCTTTCATCAATAAGATATTTTTCTTGTAAAGGCTCAAGCAAATTTTCTTTTATAATTCGATTTCCCCCATGTCGTTCGCATAATGTACTTTTTCCTACTGCTTTTCTTTTACATTGCCTTTCCCCATCTTTTGTTTGAACCATAAAAGCAC